GCCGTGACGCTCTCTGACTGGTGCATCGCTCACTTGAGCGAGATTGGCGCGGATGGCTTGCCAATGTGTGTCCTCACGGACGGCACGCGGGAGGCGCAAGGCATGTGCCTCAATTCGCCGACGAGTGGGGTGACGGCTCTTGCCCGCGCCCTCGGCGCCGCCGCCCTACGCGCCAGAGCCGCCGTCTCACACGAGGACCCCGGTGCCATGCGGAGTGAGCGCAGCGAACGAGCCACCTCGGATACGGCAAAGGAGGAAGCATGAGGCCAGCCGGTTGGTACTGGGTCAAACGCACCTCCGACGAGGCATGGCAGCCCGGACGCTGGGCGCCTATGCGCGAGTACCCTGGAGAATGGCGCTGGGAGTTTTTCTATTACCGGGGCGAGATCCACCGGGGCCGCGTCCACCGCGTCGGGGAGCGCATGAATGCACCAGCTTGACCCGCCCATCCCGGTCAAGGTCACGTCGCCCGCCCTCCCGCTCGGCGTCCGCGCCCAAGCCCGTTCCGGCTGGGCCTACGCCTGGAAAGAAACCGGCATAGACGGGCACCGCCTCTGGATCGTCGTCATGGACGAGACCGGCGAGGTGGTGGACGTGCCCCAGCCCGAGATTCTTGTCGATCCGAACTGGTCTTATGGGAGGCGCGTATGAACGGCAAAAAGTGGACCCCCGAACACACGGAGATCGTCAAATCCATGTACTGGTACAGCTACGACCACGAGATTGCGCGGGCGACCGGGCACTGCGTCGATACCGTCCAGCGCCGCCGCGCCGCCTTGGGGTTGTCCGCTTATCGAGGCCCGCGCGTCCGTTACGGCACCTTTGCCGAGCTTTCCCCCGCCGTGCTGAAAGCAATTCGCATTTCCTGCGTACAAGCCGCTTGACTTTCTAAGTCGGAATTGGAGCATTTATCAGGCTGACCGCTCCACAACCGAGCATCAGCCCATGGGCGAGAGCCCGCTCAGAACAGCGAAGAAACAGCGCGGCCGTCCCTTTGCCAAAGGCAAGAGCGGGAACCCCGGTGGCCGCCCGAAAAAGACCCCCGAGCTTCGCGAGGTTGAAGACCTGTGTCGGCAAGCGTCTCCAGACGCCGTTGCCCGCCTTGTCGAGTGGATGCAGTCGGAAGACCCGGCCACGTCTGTCAAGGCGTGCTTGGGAATCCTGGCGCAGGGATTCGGCACACCGAAGCAGCGCGTTGAGGTTAGCGGCAAGGACGGCGGCCCGGTTCAGATCGCCCGCATTGAGCTGGTGGACCTGTGAGCGCCACAGCCCAGATCGCGCTTCCCCCCAAGCTCAAGGGCCTGTTCGTCGGCCCGGCTGACGTGCGCGGCGCCTATGGCGGGCGAGGCTCTGCCAAGACGCGCTCCTTCGCCAAGATGACCGCCGTTCGTGGCTTCATGTTTGGGCAGGCGGGGCAGGGCGGCATCATCCTCTGCGCCCGCCAGTTCATGAACTCGCTGGCCGATTCCTCGCTGGAGGAGGTCAAGCGCGCGATCGAGGAGGAGCCGTTCCTCGCGGCGTACTACGAGGTCACCGAGCGCTCGATCAAGAGCCGTGATGGCCTGATCGACTTCGCCTTCGCGGGCCTGGATCGCTCCATCGAAAGCGTGAAGTCCAAGGGCCGCATTCTCCTGTGCTGGGTGGACGAAGCCGAGCCCGTGACGGCAGAGGCGTGGTCCATCCTGATCCCGACCCTCCGCGAAGAGGGCGAGGACTGGAACGCCGAACTGTGGGTGACGTGGAACCCCAAGCGCAAGACCGCCGCCGTTGAGAGCCGGTTCCGCCATGCCAATGACAACCTGATCCGCGTCGTGGAGATGAACTGGCGGGACAACCCCAAGTTCCCCGCCAAGCTGGAGCGCGAGCGCCTGCGCGACCAGAAGGAGCGCCCCGACCAGTATGCCCACATCTGGGAGGGCGCCTACGTCTCCGTCATTGAGGGCGCGTACTACGCCAAGGCACTGACCGAGGCGCGGGCACAGGGCCGCATCGGCAACGTCGCCGCAGATCCCCTGATGACCATCCGCCTGATTTGCGACATCGGCGGTACGGGCGCGAAGGCCGACGCCTTCACCATCTGGGCGGCTCAGTTCATCGGCCGGGAAATCCGCTGGCTGAACTATTACGAGGCCGTGGGCCAGCCTCTCGCCGCTCACCTCGAATGGTGCCGCTCGCAAGCCTACACGCCCCAGCGCGCTCAATTCTGGCTGCCTCACGACGGCGACAGCAACGACAAGGTCTACGACGTGTCCTACGCCTCCGCGCTCAAGGCAGCGGGCTACGAAGTGACGGTCGTTCCCAACCAGGGGAAGGGCGCGGCCATGGCCCGTATCGAGGCCGCCCGCCGCCTGTTCCCGTCGATGTGGTTCAACGCGCCCACGACGCAACCGGGGCTCGACGCCCTCGGCTGGTATCACGAGAAGCGCGACGAGGTCCGCCAGATCGGCCTCGGTCCCAATCACGATTGGGCATCGCACGGCGCGGACGCCTTCGGCACAGGCTGCGTCGTCTACGAACTCCCCGCCGTCGAGGCTGAGAAGCGCAAGAAGCCCCGCGACATGGGCGGATGGATGGCCGCTTAGCATGAACAACCGCGACATCCTCGTCATGTGCCGCCAACAGGCCGCCGTCTGCAAAGAGCAGGGGCACAAGGAAACCCATCAGTTCCTCACGGCTCTTGCCGACGAGATCGAGGCTTTGCGCAAGCAACTCCGCATCAGGGTCATGGATGCTGCGACATCAGTCGTGGTGGACAGGATTTACAATAATGGCTGACACCACCCCCACACGCGGCCCTCTGGCCCCTGACGGCAGCGTCCCCAAGGACAAGGCCGCCCTGCTGCAACTCGCGCTCGCCCATGCTGATGAGGCTTGGAAGCAGGAGTTCGAGAACGTCTCCAGCGGGCGAGACTGCCAGCGGTTCTATGTGGGCGGTGAGGCCCAATGGGACAGCGAGGCGCTTGCCCAGCGCAGGCGGGCCAACCGCCCGGCCCTGACCATGAACCGCTGCCCCGGCTTCGTGCGCCAGCTTACGGGCGAGGTCAGGCAAAACCCGCCCAGCATCAAGGTTCTGCCCGCCAAGGACGGCGCGACGGTTGAGGCGGCTGAAATCTTCAACGGCCTGATCCGCAACATCGAGCAGCAGAGCATTGCCCGCGCGGCGTACACCAAGGCGGCGGAAAACGCGGCTCAGGCGGGCATCGGCGGCTGGCGCGTCGTCACGCAGTACAGCAGCGACGACAGCTTCGACCAGGATATCCGCATCAAGCGGATCAACGACCCGTTTCAGATCCTCGTCGACCCGCTCGCGCAGGAGCCGGACAAGTCCGACATGCGCTATGGCTTCGTGTTCGAGGACCTGGCGCTGGAGGAGTACAAGAAGCGGTACCCCAACGTCCCCGCCGAGAGCCTGCCGACGAACGTAGCCGACCAGGGGTTGACGTGGCGCACGGTCAACACGATCAAGATTGCCGAATACTGGTACCGCGAGCCGGTCAAGAAGGTCCTGCAGCTCCACGAGGACGGCGCGGTCAGCTACTCCGACGACAAGGACGTGTCGCAGTCCCCGGTGGTCCAGTCGCGTGAGGTGGTGGTCCAGCAGGTCAAGACCTGCCTGATGTCCGGCGCTGGCATTCTTCAGGGGCCGACCGATTGGGCGGGCCGGTACATCCCCATCTGCATCGTCGTGGGCGAGGAAATCTGGTCGGACGGCCGGGCAGTCCGCAAGGGCATGATCCACGACATGCGCGACCCGCAGAGGGTCTACAACTACACGCGGACGGCGGCGGTCGAAGCCGTGGCGATGCAGCCCAAGGCGCCGTTCATCCTTACGGCGACGCAGGGCACGGGCTACGAGGACCAATGGCAGAACGCGGGCACGCAGAACCTTGCCGCGCTGTTCTACAAGGGAGACCCGGCCGCAAACGGCCCGCCCAAGCGTTCCGAGCCGCCCATCGCGTCGCAGGGCCTTGATGTCCAGAGCCAGCTTGCCGTGGGCGACCTTGAGGGCGTGGCGGGCATCTACAAGGCCGGGCTGGGCGCCCCAAGCAACGAGACCAGCGGCCGGGCGATCATGGCCCGCCAGCAGGAAGGCGACACGGGCACGTATCTGTACATCGACAATCTCGGCATAGCGATTCAGTACTGCGGCAAGATCCTCGTGGACCTGATCCCGAAGATTTACGACAGCACGCGCGTTGTCCGCACGCTGGGCGAAGACGGTTCAGCCAAGATGGTCCGGATCAACGACCCGCAGCAGGACGAGCGGACCGGCATGGAGATCGTGATGAACGATCTGTCGGCCGGCGAGTACGACGTGACGGTCGCGACCGGCCCGAGCTTCGCCACCAAGCGCGCCGAGGCCGCCGAGTTCATGACCGAACTGCTCCGGGGCTTCCCGACGCTCACGGACATTGCCGGCGACATCATCATCAAGAACATGGACGTGCCCGGCGCCGACGAGATCGCCGCGCGCATCCGCATGGCGAAGGGCCTGGACGACGACGGCCAGCCGATCGAGCAGGAGCCGCCGCCGCCCGATCCCAAGACGGCTGCCGACGCCATCGCCAGCGCCGCCAAGGCCGACCTGACGGCAGCTCAGACCGAGGGGCAGGAGATCAAGAACGCCGCCGACTACATGGCGTTGCAGCAGATGATGCTCACGATGGGCCAGCAGATGCAGGCCGTTCAGCAGGGCATGCAGCAGATGATGGCGATGCAGAAGCCCGGCGGCGGTCAGCCTCCCGGCCAGATGCCCGACATGGCCGACCCCGCCAATCAGATGGCCGCGCCCCCGATGGGCGAAGCGCCCCCGCCCGGCGACATGCCGCCCATGGTCGAAATCCCGGCCGACGACATGCCTTCAGACCTTCCTCCGACAGTCGAGATCGGCGGAGCCGTTGCGCCCGCCTAACTACGAGGTGATTCGTGAGCGATATTGACTTGGCGGCTATAGTCGCGGAAGATGCAAAGACTTCGGGCGCTCCTCCACAGGATGCGCCTGCCCCGGTCGAAACTGCGGCGGAAGCGACCACCGCCCCGGTCGAAGAGACCGCGGAAGAGCAGCCATCAGAGGCCGAGGGCGAACAGCCCCAGCCGAAGAAACCGGGCGGCGGCTTCCAGAAGCGAATCTCAGAACTCACCCGCGAAAAGCACGAGGCGAAGCGCGAAGCAGAGCAGTTGCGCGAGCTTCTGTCCAAGGCCCTTGGAGGCCAACAGCAGAGCCCGCAGCCAGTCGAGCAGAGCGACGAACCCCGTTCCGAGCAGTTCAGCAAGTACGAAGACTTCGTTGCGGCACGGGCCGAATGGAAGGTCGACCAGCGGGTGAAAGCCACGCTGGAGGGATTCCAGAAGCAGGTCGGCGCCGTCGACGAAGAGAAGGCCCGCATCGAGCGCGCCAAGACCTTTGCCACTGAGGCGAAGGCTCAAGGCAAGGCCATTCAGGGGTTCGACGAGGCACTTGAGTACGTGCGCTCCGAAGACTTCCCGATGACGCCGGCAATTGCGGAGTTCCTTCTCGCCGCCGACCAAAAGGCGGCGATGGTCAAGTACCTGGCGGACAACGAGGACGAGGCGTTCAGGATTTCCCGACTCGGGCCTGTAGCGGCGGTCAAGGAACTGGCGAAGGTGGAAGCGCGATTCAGCGCCAAGCCCAAGCCGAAAACTTCATCGGCCCCGCCGCCGCCGGCAACAGTGTCCGGAGGCGCGGCAGCCCCGCAAACGATCGAGCGTATGGATCACAAGGGCGTCCTCGAATGGGTGCGCCAGTTGGACCAGAGACGCTAGACGGTGGCGAAGGCGAGAGTCCGAAGGGGCCTAACCAAACGGTTAGGTCATCATGGCAAATACGATCATCACGCCGAGCATCATCGCAAAGGTGGGCTTGGCTCAACTCGAAAACAATCTCGTGATGGGCAAGAAGGTCTATCGCGACTACTCGCGTGAGTTCGTGAAGGTGGGCGACACGATCAGCGTTCGCCGTCCCGTCAAGTTCACGGCTCAGGATGGCGCCGTCGCCATCAACCAGGACGTGACTGAGGGCAAGTTCGCCCTCTCCATGGACAAGCGCAAGCACGTCTCGTGGTCCTTCTCGACGCAGGATCTCACCCTGTCGATCGAGGAGTACAACGAGCGGTACATCAAGCCGGCCGCCATCGCTCTGGCCAACCAGATCGATTACGACCTGACGGGCCTCTACAACAAGGTCTGGAACTGGGTCGGCACGCCGGCCTCGCCGGTCGACTCGTTCGCCGACTTCGCCAAGGCGCCGCGTCGCCTGGACGAGGGCGCTGTCCCGCAGGACATGCGCAGCGCGGTCCTGTCGCCGGCCGATGCCTGGGGCCTCGTTGGCTCGCAGACCAGCCTGTATATGCAGGACGTGGCGCGCGGCGCCTATCGCGCGGGCGACATCGGCACGGTTGCCGGCGTCTCGACGGCGATGGACCAGAACATCCGCATGCACACCAACGGTGCGGCGGCGGGTGGCGGCCTCATCAACGGCGCCAACCAGAACGTGACCTATGCCACGAGCAAGGACACGAACACCCAGACGCTCATCACCGACGACTGGACGGCCTCGACCACGTTCAAGGCTGGTGACGTGTTCACCATCGCGGACGTGTACGCGGTCAACCCGGTGTCGAAGCAGTCGACGGGCGTCCTGCAGCAGTTCGTCATCCAGTCGGACCTGACGGCCACCGGCACGGACGCCACGCTGACGATTGCCCCGGCGATCATCACGAGCGGCCCGTACCAGACCGTCGACTCGATCCCGGCCGATGGCGCCGCGATCGCCATGATGGGCACCGGCTCGGCGCAGTACGCGCAGAACCTCGTGTTCCACAAGAACGCCTTCGCCCTGGTGATGGCCGACCTCGAAATGCCGGACGGCGCCACCTTCAAGGCTCGCGAGAGCCAGAACGGGTTTTCCATCCGCGTCATCAAGTACTACGACGGCGAAATGGACGAGGACAAGATCAGGCTTGATGTTCTTTACGGAACGAAAGCAATTTATCCGGATTTGGCGTGTCGCCTTTCCGGAACGACCTGATTTAACGGCATTTCATTGAGGTGAATGGTCATGGCGAGTATACTTCCTTGGTCCGAATGGAACAGAGAGGTTCTTGCCATGACCGTTTGCTGCATCAAGGAATGTGAGAAGCCTGTGATGGCTTCGGGAATGTGCTCCGCGCACTACACGAAGCTCCGCAAGTACGGGAATCCCGTTGCGGAGCGACAAGCGCAGTTTCATGGCCTCCCTCTTATGGAGAGGCTCATGAAGCGGGTCACAAAAGGTGAAACCTGTTGGGAATGGACGGGTTCAAAGAACCAGACGGGCTACGGCATGATTAACGTCGAAGGCTCGCCCCGTTTGGTTCATCGCATTGTGTGGCGGGAATTGTTCGGCGCGATCACGCCAGATCAGTTCGTCTGCCACAGGTGCGACAACCCATCCTGCTGCAATCCGGCCCACCTGTTCCTCGGCAACTACCAAGTCAACAGTGACGACAAGATCAGCAAGGGGCGCCATCGTTGGGGCCTTACGCGCGGAGAGAGACACGGCAACGCCCGTCTTTCTCCTGAGATTGTTCAGGCAATCCGAGCCAGCGCCGAAGACGGTGTTGTTTTGGCTCGGCGTTACAGCGTTAGCACTTCCCACGTCAGCGACATTCGACGCGGCAAAGTGTGGAAACATCTCGCTTAGGAGAATCATCATGGCAGTCAATCAGCTTTCCGACGCTCGTACCGATGGGACGACCCTCGGCCAGAGCGTCACCGATCTGATCTCGTTCTACGGCAAGACGCCGATTGTTCAGCGCTCCGGCGCTGACCAGGCGGCGATCACCGTGGGCACCAACACCACGGCGGCCAATACCCTGCTGATCGAGATCCGGGCGGCGCTCGTCGCCGTCGGCCTCATCAAGGGCGCGGCCTAAATGGATACCCGCGTAGCGCCGGCAAGGAGTGTGCGTATCGCCGTGCCGGCCTACGCGGGGCTTTCCGACGACACCCGACGTTCGATCATCGAGGGCGCCAAGGCGCTCGTGCAAGCGGGCATCGAGATCGAGGACGCCGATGGCGTCATGGGGTGTTGCTACGTCGATTACGCCCGCAACCAACTGGTCGCGCGCTTCCTCCGGGGGGCCGCGACCGATCTTGTTTTCATCGACTCCGATGTTGGCTTCGAGCCCGACGCGCTGCTGAGGCTGTGCCAGTCCACGCGACCGCTGGTGGCCGGCATCTACCCGAAGAAGATCGACCCGCCGGAATGGCCGGTTGCGCTCGACGCGGCGGAAGTCTGGTCGGACCGCGAGGGGCTGGTGGAGTGCAGCATGCTCCCCACGGGCTTCATGCGGATTCACCGCTCGGTCTT